GAATCCCTCACTTCCGCTCCCGAGCACGCTCGCGTGGAGTACGTCAGCGGCGACTGGTCCCCCAAAGCCGTGCCGGAGGTCACCGCTCGCCTGCCCTGGCACACTACCCTCCCTGCCTGTCTCGACGTCCTTCTCCTCGACTTCGCTCTCGAAGCCCAGGAAGTCATCCTTGACTGCATCTTCGGCGAAGGCACCCTCGACCGGGTGGAGCTAGTCGTCCAGACAGTCTTCGCGAACGAGGGCCAGTTTCTCTCCCTCCCTGAAGCGACCAACATCCTCCCGCGACTGTCCCCCAAGACGGTCGCTGCTATCCACCGTCAACTGGAAAAATCATGATCGTTATCTACGCTCGCCCTAAGGCCCTGTGGCTTCCTCCCGCTCTCTGGACTCGCATCACCATTGAAGGGGATGATGAGCCTATCATCGCTAACCTCGTCACCGCGCACCTGCTGAGCACCCGCAACGAAGTCTCTATGGAAGACCCAGAAGCGAACGCCGAGGCCGATCCACTCGCTCCCTGGGGAGAAGAAGAATGACACGCACGGAGGAGATCATCCGCCAAGCCCTGACCGAGGGGCAAGACCCCCTGACGCGCTTCGCCTCGGAATTGTACTCCATGCCCTACGCACAGGTCACGAAGATGCAGCGTCAGCTGGCCAAGGCCCAAGCGTATAATCTCCTCGCCCAAGGCGGGCAGGTGCCGGACGATTTAAGGAGCATCTTTCATGGCTAAGACACCAAACCTGATCCCGTCGAAGCAGCTCAACGTGGCGCTCCCCTTGCCCTTGATGACCCGGCTGGCCACCCACCTGTACTCCGACCTCGAAGGCAGGGTCCCTCACGGAGCCTACAGTCGCTTCCTGATCGACCTTCTCCAAGTCCATTTCTCCGAGCGCTCGCTTGACCTAGCCCCTTACGTCGGCTCCTCTCCGGGTACGCTTCAAGTCACTGGCACCCCCGAGGCCGTGGAAGCTTTGACTAAGCTACTCGAATCATGAGAGCACTGATCGCTATCACCTGCGTTCTAGTCTGCCTTGCCACAGGCACCTGGCTGGCTGAGCGTCTGTACAAGTCCTTCGGGCCGAATCAACCAACTAACCAAGTGAGACTAACATGAGCGCCCCCGTACCACTCGAATTACAAGCCAAAATCTCCGGCTGGCGCCTGAAAGCAGCCGAAGGTACCTTAACCCTTGAGGAAATGAAGGAGGCTATCATCTACCTTCGGGCAGGGAGAATGTCCGCTGCCGCCTCCGCGAACACAGCTCGACGGGCCTCGGCAGCTGGCGCGAAGAAGACTGTGATCAGCAACTCCGATGACCTTCTAAGCGAACTCGAAGGCCTGTAACCCATACCTGTTGCTGGTGCAGTTCACTGGCGAGTAACCTAGGAGAGTGAGATGAAATTGAAATTGTACCTGCTGCCGGAAGGCGCAGAATCCCATGCACTTGGGCGGACTTTATACACCTGGAATTATGCCTTGCGCGAAGAATCCTCCGACTCGCCAGACAGTTCCTTGTTCCTAGCTGAAGTCGAGTTTGACCTACCCACGCCAGCTGATTGCGTCCAGCCCGTCCTCGCCAAGCTTGCGAAACGGGAAACGGAACTCCAAGCGGAGGTGTATAAGGAAATCATGGAGTTGAAGGAACGCCGGGCGAACCTGCTGTCCCTGACCTACCGCTCCGCTCCGGAGTCCGAGCTGTGAGCGGCTGCGTCATTACAGGCTGTGGCCTCGTCACCGAGCCTGACCACCATTTCTGGGGCGACCTCTGGGAAGAGGAGGACTGCTGGATCTTCAACGCTTGCGGAAGCGAAGAGGGTTTAGAAGAGCCCCTCAACCCGAACGAGAAGTGCCTTACGGTCTTCACCTCAGACTACTTCCAGCGTCGCAACGTCTTTGTTATTGCAAAGGCACTGTCCAGCCTCAATTCCCAAGCTCGAAATTACCTCGCAAAGGCTCCATCATGACCCGCCCTCCATTCCCTAATGTCCTTGACTCGTCTTTGATGGCGACGTTCAAGTCCTGCCCACGCAAGGCCCAGTTGGAATACCTCGAGCACTGGAAACCGGGCGAGCAGTCCGTCCACCTCCACGCTGGCAAGGCCTACGCCTCCGGCATCGAAGCTGGCCGCATCGCCTACTACGTCGATGGGAAGCCAGAGCAAGAGTCCGTAGCCCTGGCACTGCAGACTCTCCTGACCGAGTACGGCGACTTCCAGTGTCCGCCTGAATCCGCCAAGTCTGCCGAGCGTACCGCAGGGGCACTGGAATTCTACTTCTCCCATTACCGCCTCGGAGAAGACAAGGCAGTCCCCATGACCCTCCCTGGGGGCAAGCGGGGCATCGAGTTCAACTTTCTCGAGCCACTCGACATCAAGCATCCAGTGACAGGGGACCCTCTCCTCTACAGCGGTCGCATGGATATGATGTGTAACTACGAAGGGATGGCACTCGGTGAAGACGACAAAACTACTAGCCAACTTGGAGCAAGCTGGCCTCGTCAATGGGACCTACGTAGCCAGTTCACTGGTTATGTCTGGGGTGCCGGAAGAGCTGGCATTAAGCTTGATGGATTCCTTGTCCGAGGAGTATCAATACTTAAAACCAAGTACGACACCCTCCAAGCCATCACCTATCGACCCGCCTGGCTCGTCGAGCGCTGGTACGAACAGCTCCTCCGAGACGCCCAGCGATTGATCCAGTCCTGGGAGTCAGGCTACTTCGACTACAATCTCGACCATGCTTGCGCGGAGTACGGTGGGTGTCCCTTCACCTCCGTGTGTCAGATGCGTGACCCAACTCCCCTCCTCCGCTCCCGCTTCCAGCGCCGTGTCTGGGACCCGGTCCAGCGGACAGAGACCTTGCTCGGGGAAAAGGAATGACACCATGCAAGCCTGGACAGATGGAGACGGAACTCTCCACGAAATCTACACCGGAGCAGTCATTGTCCACGGAGACTACCTTGGCCCCATCTCCTACGACAGTGGTCGAGCTGACCTCCGCTGGCAACGAAGCAGCCTTGCCTACTTCTGCCCTAAGTGCGGGGAAGTCTGGGCTCGCCTCGCCATGTCAGACAGTCGAGGCGTTCAGCAAGACTTCCTCTGCATCCACGTTGCTTGCGAGAAGCATGGGAGTACTTGGCACGTTCCTGGTTCGCTTCTCGTTGACCATGTTCAATACCTGCTCGACGCCTTTCCCCCGGACGCTCTTCGGTGGGAGTTTAAAGTTCAACTAATCAACGCTCTGAAAGAAATATCATGACAACCCCTCTCACTCCCGACACTGTGGTCACGAAAGACCAGCAGTCACTCTTCGGTCCCAAGATCTGTCTCATGGGACTCGGCGGGACAGGTAAGACCTACGCCCTCGGCACCCTCTGCGATTGGGCAGAGAAGAACAACTTCGAAGTCGCGGTCCTGTTCACGGAGAATGGGCTGGAAACTCTCCTCGGATACTACAGGGACCACAATCGCCCTGTCCCTTCTTGCGTCTACTGGCACCAGCAGGCGACGAAACCTATCTCCCTCAAGGCCCTGATCAACGCCGCAGACCTCGTCGGAAAGCTCAGCTACGAAGCCCTGGCCAAGTCAACCGACAGCAACCGAGGCGGAGACAACAACGCGTTCTGGAAGATCTTGAACTCCTGCGCCAACTTCAAGGACGATCGCACAGGCAAGGAACTCGGCCCAGTCGACACCTTCCCGCGCAACCGGATCTTCGCCATCGACTCCCTCACAGAGCTGTCTAACGCCGCCTTCAAGATGCAGATCGGTTCGCGCCCAATGGCCAGCCCTGGTGACTACGGCATCGCCCAGTCCAACCTGATGAACTTCCTCCGCCTCTGCACACAGGGTCTTGAATGCCCCTTCGTCATGACAGCCCACGTGGACAGGGAAACCGACCCGGTCACCCAATCCACCAAGGTCATGATCAAGGCTATCGGCAAGGCCCTGGCTACAGAAATCCCCACCTTGTTCTCTGACGTTATTTACACTGTCCGCGACGGCGACAAGTTCTTCTGGGACACCGCCGCCTACGGGGTGGATTGTAAGACTCGGTCCCTCGGCTACAAGTCTAAGATTGTCCCTGACTTTGCCTCGATCATGGACGTCTGGCTGAAACGGGGAGGCTAACATGAGCCCTGAGCAGCAACTCGACGTCCTCAAGATGCTAATCGTAGACTTCGTAACCGCGATTCTCATACGAGATGGAGAGCGCATAGCGAAAACCTTTACAACTCTCCAAGACGTCGCCTTCGCAGTCATCATTGACGTCAAGCGAGATATCGCAGAAGACGAGGCTGGAAAAGTAATCGCTAAAGCTATGGAGAAGCAAGCATGAGCCGCAAGTCCTTCACTACCCTGTCCGTCGAGGTCAAGGTTCCTCAAGCTCCTGGCTACTCCCAGAAGCAAACGCTTGAGTGGATCAAGAACTCCATGCAGCAACTCGGCTCCCCTTTCCAGTCCTACTCGAACCAAGTTCAAGTCAAGCTGACCGGGAAGAAGACAACGTACCTATAAAGCGTGTTCGGGGCGACGCTAACTGCCCCAGTGTTAGTTCTTTTCAACCTTACTAGGAGTCATTATGACCTCAGCCTTCAACCCCGAGCAATTCCTCGACGC